CCACGATTATAACCACCAGTATCAAAACCTTCACCAATTAAATCATCAGAATAATCATCAACACTTAACTTTAAACCTTCATTAGTTATAGACTCTCTAATTAATTTATATGATTCTCTTATTAAAACATTTACTTCGTCATTGTTTTCTTCGTTAAGAGAAGTCATTAATCTTTCAAACTGGTCTTCTGATAACATCACGTTTTGTTTCTTACCTTCAGTAAAAACTTTTTTACCAGTTTGTTTGTGATTAAGACTCTCTATTACTATTTTTTTATTAAATTTCATATCAACTTAGTTATTATAAATTTTATATATCCTCAAATGATGCTCCTGTAGGAGTAATTAGGAATTCAACAAATATATACTCTAGGGCTCTAGTAGGTTTAATATAAATCTTACCATTCATTTCATTTCTATCAATCTCTTGTGGGTCGTTAGAAAGTACAACTCTAAAGTCTGTTAAACCTCTATCTCTTCTAATAGAATCTAGGATTGGATTTACTAAGTCTAAGAATTGTTGTCTTACGATTTCGTCATTTTGTTCGAATATTAGTCTTACCGCAACTGCTGAAATTAATTTTCTAGTTTGTAGTAATAATCTTCTTACATTAATCCTATCCAAAGCAGATTCTCTTATCTGTAATGTTTTGTTACCCCAAATAATTGGACCTGTATCACTAAATGTTGCGATTGGATTCAATCTACCAACGTATAATGTATCTCTTTCATCTAAAGTTAATTTCTTTCTTGCTTTAGTAGCGTTTACTAATCCTCTAGTGTAACCCGCTGATGCGAACCAAGGGAAAGATATATTATCAGTTAAAGCTATATTTCTCATAACTTCTGCTGTTGGTGGGATGTATATTTGTTTATTATTTGCTGCGTCTCTAATTTGTATCCATGGGTAATAGGTTGCTGTATAGTTAGAATCGATTAATGAATCCTCTAGATTATCAACAGCCTCTTCTGGTGAAACCGCGTTAGTACTAACCGTAGTATTTGGTACGAACATATTATAATCTGGTGTAGTTACAACATATAAAGAATCTGCTCTATCTGTCTCCACCATATCAATAGCTTCATTAACTAACCCTAAATTATCAACGTAATCGATACCTGGTGTAGCGAACACATTAATATCTACAGATTCTGGGTTAGAAAACTCATTTATACCTCTAAGATAAGCAAAATAGTCTGTATTAGCTTCGTTAGTGTTTAGTTTCTTAAATGAACCGTCTCCTTTTGCTGTTGGGAATTCTGTGTTTACACAAGCTCCGTTTAGGAATCCTGTTAGTCCCATTCTATAGTCATCTGTGTTACTTCTAGTTTTTCTATAGATGTCCCATCCATCAAATCCACCATGTGGTGCTAATGTAAATTTACGTGCTCTTAATTTTTTGTAAGGGTCCGTACTTAGTGTTGGTTCTTTTCTAAACGAAGTTACACCACACTCAAAGATAGACTTACCATTTAAAGATGTTCCTGACCAATTAACATAAGTACCTGAACCACCAACTACAACAGTTGCTCCAGAATCCATATGGAATCCTTGTGTGATTACACTCCATTCTCCACCTGCTGTTGCTGTACACACATTAGATGGTACAACATATCCTTTGTGGTCAAAGAAGTCTGGGTCATAACCCGCACCTAAACTATCAGAAATACCTAGGTATACTTTACTTATCTTATCACCACCACTAATAGTAGCGTTATTAACAGTACCAGTTCCAAATGGTGGGTCGTACACAACTTCACCTGGGGTATAATATTTAGTTTTATAAACTAAACGTGGATTTATAGGACAATTACCATAACTTCTAAATCTATACCCTTCAAAACCACAAGGTAATGAACCAGCGTAAATTCCGTCTAGTAATCCGTCTGCTAAAAATAACATTGTATATTTAGATTTTAATTCAAACTCACCTGTTGAAGTACCTATCTTTCTACCGATAAAAGATACTTTAGTTGGGTCTAGACTACATCTAGTGTATTTTTCTAAAACTACTGGGTTAGCGTCTGTATCATAAAAATCTCTAACTATTACATCGAACTCCCCTCTTTCGAA